ACGGATAGATCATATGCTTTCTCAAGCATCATGATCAGAGAAGTCTTCCCCATCCCCGGACGAGCACAAATCCAAAGTTGCTTCTGACGATGAGCCCTCTGAGATCTCAGATTCAGATTCAGCCAAGAAGCAATCTCGCGATTCCAGTTCGTTAAGTAAGGAGCGGCAGGCTGAACACGGACCTTTCGTGTTTGGGCCTCTGCAAACTGCAAACGTCTTTCGCGCAGATCTAAGAAGTCGAGATACTCCTTTACCTTTCGGAGGTTTTGGAGCAAAAACTCGGCGTGATCCTCCACCAAATCGTCCAGCTTTGTCCCCTTCTTGATATCCTTCAATATCAACGAAGTCTTCGTACTCTTCTTCGATAAGGCTGCTTCCATGAACACCTTCAGATCGAAACCGCTTCCTAGGGGCAGGTAGTTCCCGTCCTTCATCACATATTGAAATGCTCTCAGCACACCCTTCTTGAACGATGTCTGGATGTGAGGATGCTTCGGCGGGTCTACCAGCCCATCGAAAACTCTTGGATCGTAGGAGGACATTTGATCCTTCAGGCATATAGCTGCGTGCAGGTGTAGGCCCTCGTCGTCCTTGTGATCCTCTTGACAAATCACCCCCTTCTCTAGGTTGTCCCCGAAGTGGTCGTTGAGGAGTTGTTGGAACCTGGTCAGGCTCGTGTTGCATTGAGGGTAAGTTAGAAACAAACTTTTGGTTCGAATTCGAAAGCGACTTGCCATTTTCCATAATAACAATTTTTTGATAGAAAAATTAAATAAAAAAATAAAAATAAAAAAAAAGTTCGCTAAAAGAATTTATTTTCTATGCAACTATATATAAGTTATCTTAAATATGAGAGAGTCACTAGCCAATAGATTTTAGTTCCGATCGGAATGTCTGAAAGTCGTTCTGATTGGTGGAACTAACGGAAACCCGAAATCCCTCGGAAACCCGAGAAACACCCCTTATCCGCTAAAACCCATTTCGCTAAAATCCCTAATCGCTAAATATCTTAGTCTAGTCCTAACCCTAACCCCACTCTATGACCCTAACCCTTACAAATCACTACCGCGGCCACGCGGCACGCAAACACTTGCATAGCGCAGCGCAATATTCCTAATAAAACCCCCCGCGTAACGCAGCGCAGCGGAGTGCGAGCGGACCCCAGCGGAGCGAGCGCAGCAAGCGTGAGCGTGCACTAAGAAAAAGGCTAGTTTTTAATAAAAAATTGTTTATTTTTGAAAACGCAAACGAGCAGTCCAAGTAAACTCCCAAGCAGCAGTGCCAAACACATATAGGAACAAACCGCCTTTAGTTAAGTCGCCAATAACAGCAGGAGCAGAATTTGTGCTGAAGAAGGCATTCAACCCCTTCAAGCGCAGATATTCTTCAACCGAGAATTCTTCTGTGCTCTCAAGCACGAATCCATTCGTAATGACACCTGCGGTATTAGTGCAAGGAGGGGCAGATAGCCAGATATCTCTGATAATCTTAAATCTATCTCTCTGAAGAGGAGACAATTCTGAGTACACGTTGGAAGTTGCCGCACCGGCCTGATCGATGTTTTGCATAATGGTAGTTATAGCAGGGATCGTCCCATTGTTCATGTTATCATAAACAACGAGAAGACGCAAGGCAACTGGGGTAGTAGTCGCAGCATTCCTCCATTGTCCTCTGATTCTAAGAGAGTTCATCTTAATCAGATTACCGTCTCTCTGCCAAATAGCAGTTCCACTTTGAACTAAGTTCAAAGGAATACCTACGGGCACGGGATTACCAGCAGTGGTGGCTTGAGGCTGGTCGACATACCTCATCTCATCCATTCTTGCGAGAGCTCCAAAAGAAGAGATAGGAACAGTAGTCGAATATCCACTTGAAGATGCCGTCCTGGGCTTCTTAGCTCTAGGCTTCTTCTCCTGCCAAGGCCCGGCTGTCTTGGTACCACGCATATATCTTTTATAGTTGGACGACATTTTTTGATCTTGTCTAATAAATCTTGTGTCAGGAATAAAAATCATTTTTAAAAAAAACAAAAAAAAAGAAAATATTATAATTTTCTATCACAGACCAGGGCGATTCTAAAAATCGCTAAAAAGCCCTGGGCACAGTGAGCGCCGATTATTCTAATATTACTAGGCGCTCACCATGCCCACGTTCCCAAGCTATGATTGGGTAGTTGGGCATCCAATCGCTTGCGATTAAAAAAAAACAATTAATTTAATGAAGAAAATGCTTCAGATTTTCTGGTGTTAAATTAACCTTTTATTAAAATGAGATTTAGATTAAAAATAATTTCTGACAGAATTCACCAAAGAATTATTGAGTGCGTCGGTCGCCCTCAATAACCGAGCTCGCGAGTTTCTGCCCCCGTAGAAAAAATCAAGGGAGTTATTCCTCTCGAACTCGAGCTCGGGATGGCAGATGCAACCGCAGCAGCCATCACACGATCCGCACTCTCCCCCCGTTCCATCACACTCACAGCAGGATGTAATCATCCTAGTAAACACATCGGGGAAGTCATCAGTATCATCAGATACTATGACAGGAGTAGTGGGGAGAGTCACAGGAGGTGGTTCAGGCACTGGATCATCCTCCAACAAAGGAGCCATCCTAATGGGTCCCTCAACGTTCACAACGGTGAGTCTGTCAAGCAATGGCTCAAGTTTACTTGGGGCATTAGCAGCCACTTTAGAGAAACACTCTTCAGGAGTGTAGTTAGACAAGATGATAACAGGAAGGTTATCACGCTTAGTTAACGGAGCAGAGCACCGCCGAGAGAGGGGGGTGGGATCCCCAGATAAGATCGGATTCAATTGAGTGATTGTTTTCTGTGAATGAAATTCATCTAAAACAATGACGTCATATGCACCATCAGAATAAGCATCCCACCATACCTCTTCCTTTGGCCAATAATAAACGGATAGATCATATGCTTTCTCAAGCATCATGATCAGAGAAGTCTTCCCCATCCCCGGACGAGCACAAATCCAAAGTTGCTTCTGACGATGAGCCCTCTGAGATCTCAGATTCAGATTCA